GTCACATTTCCTGTGTACAAAAATTGTCGGGCGTCGGGCGGCAACCATCATTTAATGACAAATGATTGTAGCAGGTTTTTGTAACTTTTCTATGCAGTGCAGAAAATTAAACATGATGCTATGAACGTGGCACCATAAATTTTGAGCGTTGGTTACTAGATGGTTTATTGCCAACCGTTCCCAGATTTGGAGATCAATCCGCCTCTGGACGATTGGGTTTTACACCATTTCACAACGTTTCGCTCTCTTTCATGGCGTTGATGATGCAATCGCGCTAAAAGCTCGAGCCATTCCAGCAACTGTGTTTGCCGTGCAAAGGTGATTAGTCCTTAGGAGCACTTAGAACACAGTTAAAGGACCTGAGGGGCGAGTCGGTTCAACGTAAGGGAGGCTGGTGCAGGGGTTAGCTACGCCGTAGACCCGCTCTACGTGAACTTGATACGTCTCATGAGGCTGAAGCTGAAATGCGCTTTAGTGATTACGGACCATATTAATGGCTTGAACAGTAAAGATGATTATGCAATACAGTGGATGATATGCTGTGGATACAGAATGGTTTGTTTTGTGTTTTTGCACAGCTGGCGTTGAATAGCGCAGCTGAGACTATGGTTTGGAGTTGTGCGCGCACGAAGGCGGCAGGATGCTATGAACGTGGCACCATAAATTTTGAGCGTTGGTTACTAGATGGTTTATTGCCAACCGTTCCCAGATTTGGAGATCAATCCGCCTCTGGACGATTGGGTTTTACACCATTTCACAACGTTTCGCTCTCTTTCATGGCGTTGATGATGCAATCGCGCTAAAAGCTCGAGCCATTCCAGCAACTGTGTTTGCCGTGCAAAGGTGATTAGTCCTTAGGAGCACTTAGAACACAGTTAAATGACCTGAGGGGCGAGTCGGTTCAACGTAAGGGAGGCTGGTGCAGGGGTTAGCTACGCCGTAGACCCGCTCTACGTGAACTTGACACGTCTCATGAGGCTGAAGCTGAAATGCGTTTTAGTGATTACGGACCATATTAATGGCTTGAACAGTAAAGACGATTATGCAATACAGTGGATGATATGCTGTGGATACAGAATGGTTTGTTTTGTGTTTTTGCACAGCTGGCGTTGAATAGCGCAGCTGAGACTATGGTTTGGAGTTGTGCGCGCGCGAAGGCGGCAGGATGCTAAGTGGGGTTGGGGTGTGCGGGTATCTAAAGCGTGGTGATAGCAAGGGTGAGAAGCCAAGAGAAAGCTAAAGGAAAAGAAAAGGAAAGGAACCTATACTACCCTGCGCACGCGCAAGCGAGGGGGACGAGCGGTGGCCGTTAGTGAATGGCCAGTGCCGGTGAAAGGGTGGAAAAGGGAGTAGAAGTCTGCACGCGTGATTAGCCTGTCGGTCACCCAGTGGTCATGCTCATGACTCCAATTTGTGTAATTCTCAGGAGCGTTCCCAGTTGGGAAGGATAATGCTTCATTATCAATGTTGTTCAGGAGAAGCGTTATAAGATTTCCGATGGTGCTAGAGCAGAGTAGCAGCCATGAGGGAGGAACTCCTCTACGGTCAACCACATGTAAGTGGGGTTCCCCTGGGTGCTTTGCTATGGTGGGATGGGCGGCATTCACAACCTCAGGAAATTTGTGGCTGAGCATAATTAGGACCTTTAGAATGTTGCCAAGAGTGGGAAACGCTCCCAACGCTTCGGGTATTTGTTCTAATATGCGGCAAAAGGATTCCGTGTGATCGATAGTTACAGCAAAGCTCATAGGTGTGAATAAGTTCAGGTAGCAAAAACCATCGCGAAATGTGAAAGTTACGAAGGTTTGTACAACAGTCTCATATTGGAAGGCCCAAGCGTGGTAATCATTTTTGGTGAAGAACCAAGGCTTATCAGAGCAATCCTCGAAGAGCGCAGCTTCCTGCGGAGTGGGTTTGGTGTGCATGCGCAGTCGTTGTAAGGGCGTGCCAAGTGCCTGAAGGATGGTGCTAAGATAACTGTCATAGGCACCAAAGTGGGCCACAACACTACCATCCTTATCAGATATTGTAGTAGTTGGGTTACCAGGTGGCAACATATTAGCAGTAATGATTTTCTTCCAGGTGTCACTAATCGGGCGTGGCATTTCCTGGTTCTCGTTGCGAGAGCTACGGACGATCCGTTGCGCCCACTCGGGGACTTGGTTCTCCATTGTTGCGAGGAGCGCCAAGTTGCGGGAGGAGGACATGGAGAGAGCAAGGTTGCACGCAGAGTTGTGTATTTCCAAGTCGTTTCGTGTCATATGTTGTCAGGTCGTTTTATTTT